GAGATTGCAGTGAGCCTACAAGAAACTTCATACTACCTTAGAAATTCTTTCGACGACAAATCGGAATACGGTTCTGATGGTTTTGATACGAATAGCTTAATGCGAAATCCAACAGGATCTGATGAAGAGGAGTTGGACACGTAATGGCTGTTTCAATGTTTCAGTATTTAAAGGGGATTGGGTATCGAGGTAAAGATGCTCCTAATATTCTATCAAGGGTACAAATACCACAATCGGTACTAAACGATTCAAAACTCTTTCATAACTATGTTATAGAAGATGGCGACCGGCCAGATACAATTGCTGCGTATTATTACGGCAGCGATTACTATGATTGGATCGTGTTACTATCAAACAACATTATCGATCTCGCAAACGAGTGGCCGTTAACTCAACCGCAGTTTGACGATTACATTATATTCAAGTACGGTTCGCATGCTGATAGCATGTCGGAGATCGTTGGATACAGAGTTAACACCAATAAGGACCCAATTCCTGCTGCTGATTATGATGCTTTAGATTCTTCAGAGAAAAAGTATTGGTCTCGTAAAAGTGTATCCGATAGTCCGTATTATTATATTACACCAAACCAAATATCAATCAACGCTGAATCGTTAGATGCTCTTCCAGGTGAAGAACAAGATTACTGGACTGCTATAACAGCGTTTGATGTTGAATTTGAAACCAATGAAGCCAAAAGAACTATACAGCTGGTTGATGCACAAGCTGTCCCAAGTATAGAACGCAGTTTGAGATCACTATCATCTAATGGATAACTTTCAAGGTTTCAACAAAGTAGATGTTACGCTTTCGAGAATTACCTCACTTGTAACAAACTCTACTGTCGATGTGAGACGTATGACTACCTTAATCGAATTGTATGGAAGTATATTCGATCCAACTTTCGTGGGCATAATCTATATCAACGATACTACTAGCACCCTATACAACATGCCTGTGTGTGGAGAAGAAATATTAGAGCTAGAGTTTAAAACTAACGGTAACGAAACACCGTTTGAGAAGACGTTCTATGTTTTTAAAGTAGAAGACGTATCGTTTGATCCAAACGGTTCATCATCGACTATGAAGCTACATTTCATCTCTCTTTCACAAATACCAGCTATAGGTTCATCACTAGCGTATGGCACAAAGCAACAGATATCTCAAAGCGTTGAAGACATCTTACGAAACAAAGTAAAGATCTCTGATGATGTGCAACTTAACATTGAAGAGACTCAAGGTATAGAACATCTGGTCTTCCAAAATTGGAATGCGTGGGATACAATTGAATTCTTACGTCAAAGAGCTGTTAGTACAAAGTATTCATCTCCTTACTTCTTCTTTGAGGATAGTAAGGGATTCAACTTTGTCAGTTGTGAAGAACTCATCGATCAAAGAAAAAAGGCTAAGGAAGTAGTAACCTATACTTCCGAGCCGTTTAGTCCGGAATCTGGGGAAGGCGCAACTAAATCTACAGTATTGGAAAAACAACGTCGGAACGTTGAAAACTTAACGATACTCAAGAAGTCGAACACCACGGATAGTATTAACCAAGGTGGGGTTTCAAATAGTGTTAGAGTGTTTAGCTTGCTGAGCAAAACAATGACGACTATTGATAAAACGTCTGATGAAATCCCAGATATGGTTAAACAGCCCTTGGATGATAAGTTCAACCGCACTAGATCGAGTACGCTGTTGAAGGTTGTTGATCAAGGATTGATTAACTTTCTCGTGCCTGTTGATGCTACTAATAATTCATCGTTTGTTACAAACGTCGGTGTTCGTCGAATGTTCAATAAAATGTTTGGTGATATAAAACTTGGGTTTACGATGTATGGTGATAGTAGTTTAGAGCCTGGTGATGTAATTAGGTTGGAGATACCAAAAACTGTTGGTAGCACAGAAGAAGATCCGCAACTAACTGGAAACTATATGGTGACTAATTTTGTCCACCGTATCAGAGATGATGAAATGATGACGAGCGTAGAAGTGTATAAATTTGGTTATGGACAAGAGGTGGTCTAATGCTAGGAACACCTCAAATTGATATGGGTAAACAAGGCTTCGAATGGTTCTTTGGTCAAGTAGAAGATCGTGATGATCCTGAAAAATTGGGCAGAGTTCGTGTAAGAATATTCAACCGTCATCCTGAAAACCAAGCTATGCTTCCAACGGAAATGCTGCATTGGGCTTCTGTTGGAATGCCTGTAACGAGCGCATCTCACGCAGGAATTGGTTCATCGCCAACTGGAATCTTAAAGGGCAGTATGGTCATGGGATTCTTCTTGGATGGATCGTATGCTCAACAGCCAGTAATATGTTTTACGTGGTGGGGAAAGCCAAATGATGAATCAGACGTCTCAAAGTTTGTTGATGGGTCCGAAAAACTACAGAAAGGCGGATGTTAAGCCTGAATACCCCTACAATAAAGTTCTAAGCACGGAATCTGGTCATGTTGTTGAAATAGACGATACGCCAGGTCACGAACGCGTTAGTGTGTATCATAAAGCTGGTTCATATGTTGAATTTGATTCAACAGGAGATTTAGTAGTTCGTTCTGTGAAGGATGGATATGATTTAACCTTAAATAACAAGACAATCTATGTTGGTGGTAACGCTAATGTAGTTGTTAAGGGAAACTTACAGGCATCTGTAAAAGGAACCGCCACAATTGAATCGCAGGGCGATTTGAACGTAAAGTCTGCATCTGCATTAACCGCATCTGCTCCTTCAATAACTATTAGTGAGACATCAACGAGTGTTGATGTTAATATTTCTGGTGATGAAACTGTAAAACCAAGAGATCGTTATACAACAGAATAAGAGAACTCTACTATGAGTGAAAACCGGAATGACTTGTATAGTGACATGCTCACTAACTTCGATATACACCCCGTAAAGCGAGATCTAGTTCGTGTTGTTAACGAAGCTGCTGTAAAGCGTTCGATACGAAACCTATTGTTCTTAAACAAGACTGAACGTTATTTTAGATCTAACGTCGGATCAGGAATTCGGAATTATCTTTTTGAACCGATGACTCCTCATACAGCTATCGGTTTACGTCAAGAGGTTGAACAAACGCTAAACAACTTTGAACCTCGTATCAACTTGATTGAGGTAACCGTAACACCCGACTATGATAATAATTCGTATGCTATTGGATTGTTGTTTTACGTCATAAATAAAACAAACCCGGTACAGTACTCTATCTCATTGGAACGACTACGATAAATGGCAAACACAAGCTTACTTCTAGCTAACCCAGATTTCGATAGCATTGAAGCTAGTTTAAAGGCGTTCCTAAAGACGCAAACGAGGTTTGTTGACTACGACTTCGAAGGTTCAAACCTCTCGATGCTTATTAACTTGTTGGCTTACAATTCTTACCAAGATGCTTTCTTGAGTAATATGGCTGCTAGTGAAATGTTCTTAGACACTGCACAGTTAAGATCGAGTGTCGTCTCACACGCTAAAGAATTAGGTTATACTCCGAGATCATATCGTTCTGCTAAAGCAGTTGTTACAATTCAAATCACAGCTGATGACAATCCCGGGGCAATTATCATGCCTAAGGGTACGCTGTTTATTACCCAAGTTGGTTCAAGAACATACACGTTCACAACCGATAAAGCATACAACATTTTAGCTACTAGTGGGTCGTATCAGGTCACGGGAATAGAAATCTTTGAAGGTTTCCCCGTAACGGAACGATTCACAGTGAATAGTGAAATTGTAAGTCAACGGTTTGCGTTAAAAAATAGTAAAATGGATACGCGAAGTTTATACGTTACCGTTAATGGAACGCAATATAAACAAGCTTCTTCTGTGCTTGATTTGAAGAACGATTCGTTGGTGTATTTCTTACAACTCGGAAACGATGGATATTATGAGCTTGTATTTGGTGGTGATGTTATAGGCAAACAGCCTGTACACCAAGATGTAATTGAAGCTTCATATAGAGTTAGCGTTGGATCTGACAGTAATGGAGCTCGTGTATTCCGTCCTGGTGGATCAATTGCTGGTTACACTACCATAACGGTAACTACCGAGAATATTGCTCAAGGTGGGGATTCTACAGAAACTACTGAATCAATTCGACGCAATGCTCCGCTAATGTATCAAACTCGAAATCGAGCAGTTACTACAGATGATTATAAAGTGTTACTCCAACAACAGTTTCCGGAAATAGCAGCAATCAGCGTTTACGGTGGCGAACAGATGGATCCTCCTCAATACGGTCGAGTGTTCATTGCGGTTGATATTGATAGTGCGTATGGCGCATCAGACGTAGCTAAAGAAGGTTATTATCGTTACATTAGAGCACGCTCGCCTGTAACAATTGAACCAATGTTTATAGATCCTAATTTTATGTTCTTGAAGTTAGAAACAGTGGTATACTTTGATTACGTTAACTACGATACTTCTGATAAAGAAGTTGAAACGTCGGTGCTGACGGCGGTTGAAGAGTTTAACGATATAGAGCTTGGTGATTTTGATACAACGTTTAAGTATTCTCAATTAGTAAAAGCAATCGATGCGTCGCACCCATCAATTTTAAGCAACGAAACTACAGTTAGTATGATGTTGTCATTGGATAGTGACAAAACTAAAACTGTAGCACAAAAGCTAACGTTCTTTAACGAAATGTCACCATCAAATCGTTCATCAACAATCACGTCATCAAACTTTATCTACAACAATAAAACGTGTAAGTTACAAGATGATGGTGAAGGCAACATTAACGTTGTGACAAATCTTCAGAACGCTACGCCAACAGTAATAGCTAGTGTGGGTACTGTTAACTATACAAGCGGTGAAGTTATAATCCAACCGTTTAACGTTACGCAAATATTTGGTGCATCTATTCGGATATATGCTATTTCTCAATCAAAAAATATCAACGCTGTGCAAAATATGTTGTTAAATATAGACACAACTGAAATAAACATCACAGCATTGCCGTCCACTAAATGATAGACATTTCGACACTAGTCAAATCACAATTTCCTGAATACGTCCAAGCGGAAGGTCCCAACCTTATTGCTTTCGTTGAAGCGTATTACCAATGGTATGAGCAATCGGACCTGATTCGCTCACAGCAATTGCTAACTTTACGTGATATTGATGACACTGTCGATGAGTTTGTTACTTATTTTAAATCAAAGTATCTCAAAGGTTTACCAAAACTCTCAAGAGGTAATATACGAGAGTTCATCAAGCACAGCAAAGACTTATACGAGTCAAAAGGTACTGATAAATCAATACAGTTAGTACTACGACTACTATATGATATTGATTCAGATGTGTACAGCCCCGGTTCGGACGTTTTACGAGCTTCAGATGGACATTGGTACATTCCTGTATATCTCGAAGTATCCCCTTCAGTAAGAAATAAGTCCTTTATTGGTACAACAATAACAGGTGGCTCATCTGGAGCCACTGCCATTGTTGAATCTGTTGTACGTCGAGTGAGCAATGGCGCTTATTATGATGTTCTGTATTTGTCTTCTGTACGAGGCGATTTCCAAACAAACGAATATGTAACAAATGATGGGTTAGCATTAAATGCTCCTGTTGTCATTGGATCTCTAAATGAGATCGTAATCGTCAATGGTGGTAAGAACAACAACATTGGTGATGTTTTCAGTATCTTCTCGGATAATGGGAAACAGGGTAAGGTTAGAGTAACCGGTACTGAAAATGGTACCGGACGAGTTGATTATACCTTAATCGATGGCGGCACTGGATATACTATGACGGCCGATACGATTACGTCCGAAAAGATGTTCCGTATTGATCCGGCCGTAGGAACAGGTTTCGTTGTATATGAACAAGTATCACAAAAACTAGCAAACCTATCTTATCTTTCTGGAAACGGTACGTTTGCTGTTGGTGACGTTGTACGTGGGTACACGTCAGGAACATGGATAGAACAAGCTAACGGAATTGTAATAACATCTACAGGTAGCAACACAGCTGGTAGTATTAGAATCTTTGTTACATCTGGAGACTTCCGGTTTGCGGACACATATAGAAACTCTGGAAATACTGTTGGCGGTTTAATAGCCAACTGCACAGACATTACAGCCACAGCAAATGTGGTTGGATCTAATTCAACGTATATTGGTGTAACAGACATTGATCGTATTTTTTACGTGGCCAATGGTGCTACCTCAATAACCGGATCATACAGCAATACTGTTGCTAACCTAGTTTCACAATCGACAGGATCGGGTGCCACGTTCAGTGTCGGTTCGTTAGAAAACGAAGAGTCGGTATTCATCAACCAAGACTTCTTGAATGATTATAACTCCGCTAACGTGTTATTCAGTGAAGTTTATTTGGATGGTTCTGGATCTGGTGTTGGGTTTGTTGATAGTGTTCAAATTATAAACGGCGGTACTGGATATTCAAACGGAGCTTCTATCACCTTCCTGGGCGGCGGAAGAACCATTGTGTCAATAACTATAAACGCTGGTGGTACTGGATATTCAAATGGTGAACATCTGACTGCAAGTGGTGTGGGTAATGGAGCTTTGATTTCTATTATCACAAGTGGGGTTGGTGCTATTACATCATTCAACATCGTTGATGGTGGTCAGTATGTAAGTGCTCCTACTCTAACTGTTGCTAATACGGTCGGTACCGGAGCTAACCTAACAGCTGTAATCAGCAACCCAACAGTTGCTGTTGGTACAGCTAACACCGATGGAAGTGGTGCTATTACATCAGTATCACTTTCTAGCCAAGGCTCAGGATATTTTTCAAAGCCAATACTAACGGTTCCCGGAGGCACTGGCGCCAACCTTAACCCTATTATGGATTATGGATTTGGCTTTCCTAAGAATGTGCACGGCGATGCAAACAACGTTATTAACGATTTGTTGAGTTATGCTACGGTTACTGCTGGTACGATTAGCTCATTGAAAAACATTGCACCAGGAGCATCATATACTGTTGATCCATTTGTTCGTGTATCCGAACCGTACATTTCAGGTCTTGACCGTAGAGACTTCATTATTGGTATAAGCAATACCAATGGACTCTTTATCACTGGAGAATTGGTTCGTCAAAATATTATCGATCCTGGTATCCAACTAACCTTTACGGGAATAACAGGTAACACTGGTTTTGATGTTGGCGAACAAGTTACTCAAAATACAGCTCAAGGTATTGTCTATTATCGAGACGGTACAACAGTGCGACTATCAGAGGTCACTGGAACGTTTATAAACACAGCTAACTCAATAACTCAAATTGTTGGTAATGTGTCAGACGCGACAGCTAACGTGGCTAACGTTCAATCTATATCAATATTGAATACAGCAAAGGGACAAATTAGATCAACTAATACAACGTCGATGACCATCAAACGAACAACAATCAATACAGCGTTTAAGATTGGATCCTCAATTATAGGCGTTAGATCAACAGCTAATGCTATGATAGACTCTGTGAACTTTGACTACAGCACAGAAGCTATGGGCAATAACGCAATTGTTGAAGCTAAGGTTAAAACCGCCAACGGAATTGCTACTTCATTAGAAGTAATTGATAGTGGTTTTGGATATCTCGAAGCGGAAGACGTTGAGCTAATAAACCCCGACAACGAGTTTATAATCTCAGGTTTGTCGGTGCTCATCAATCAAGGAACCGGCGAAGGTTTCTGGACATCAACTGATGGATTCCTAAACTCTGATAAGCACATTCATGATGGCGAATATTACCAAGCCTTTTCTTACGAAATTCAAACAACTCTTTCCTTAGACCGATATTCGGAAGTGTTGAAGAAAATCGTCCACGTGGCTGGTACTAAGATATTCGGTAAAGTAGTACTGAACCCAGAAATTGAATTTATATCCGATGTGGTAAGCTCATCAATCCTACAAGAGTAAATACAGTAGGGATAGGTCAGGAATAATAATGCCTAAAATTACAACAACAAATTTCAAAGTTCAC